CACAAAGAAATGAATGCTAATCAAATTAATTCTGTGGATAACAACTTTCTTAGACAGTCAGACTCTCGTATGCCCGTTCTGCCCCCAGAACGAAGCACAAAAACAACCTTTGGCAAGTAACCTTAGCGGGAGCTTGCCGTAGATAATAAGGAGGGACAAGTATGTCCGCTACTGCCGCTCCCTTTGGTCTGCGTCCGATGGGTAACTTAGGTGGGAACTATAATGGTTCTTTCCGTCAGTATCCCATTCTTTCGTCAGAATCCACAAGGATTTGTTACGGTGACATCGTCAAACTAACTGACGCTGGATCCACCACCACCATTCAGAAAGATACGGGTACTACTTCAGCTACTCCGATTGGTATTTTTCTTGGATGTCGTTATACAGATGTAAGCACAAGTCAGCTTACATTTAGCCAACAATGGTCAGGTGCCGCCCACACAGGTGGTATGGCCTATGTTATGGATGATCCTAACGTCCTGTTCACAATTCAAGCTGACGGCACCGTCAATGATGACGATATCGCAGCTAACTGTGCGCTGGTTCAAGGCACATCATCTTCAACATTGGGTATCTCTCGTGTGTCTTTGGACATTAGCACAGCAGCAACCACCGCAGCTCTACCAATAAGAGTTGTAGATTTCTTGGGTGGATTTGACGGTGATGAGAAGGGAACAGCGTTCCCAATCATGGTGTGTAAGTTCAACACTGGTCATCAACTCGGAATCGGTGTCGTTTCTGGCAACGCTCCGTCAGCAGCTTAAGGAGGTTGTACTATGGCTATTTCACGCGCACAGCTCCTTAAAGAGCTTCTCCCCGGTCTAAATGCACTGTTTGGTCTTGAGTACGGCAAGTACGAAAACGAACATGCAGAGATCTATGAAACCGAAACTTCTGAGCGTAGCTTTGAAGAGGAGGTCAAACTCTCAGGCTTTGGTGCTGCACCAGTTAAGCAAGAGGGCGCACAGGTCTCATTCGACACGGCTCAAGAATCTTTCACAGCCCGCTATAACCACGAAACCGTTGCAATGGGTTTCTCGGTTACTGAGGAAGCTATGGAAGATAATCTGTATGACTCTTTGTCTGCTCGTTATACCAAAGCTCTTGCACGGGCTATGGCATACACAAAGCAGGTCAAAGCAGCATCACTGTTGAACACTGGTTTTGATACCTTCACATCAGGTGATGGAGTGACATTGTTTAATGCAAGTCACCCAACAGTTGCTGGTGGTACAAACGCCAACCGTCCATCAGTTGCAGCCGACTTGAATGAAACTTCGCTGGAAGATGCAGTTATCAACATTGCAGCTTTCGTAGATGAGCGTGGTCTTTTGATTGCGGCTCGCCCACGCAAGCTGGTTGTTCCACCCGCACTTATGTTTGTTGCAACTCGCTTGCTACAGACAGAAGGTCGTGTAGGAACTGCTGATAACGATCTGAACGCTATTCGCAACAACGGTTCGATCCCAGAAGGCTTCTCAATCAATCACTATTTGACTGATACAGATGCGTTCTTTGTGACAACCGATGTTCCAAACGGCATGAAGCACTTTGTCCGTACTCCAATGGCAACATCTATGGATGGTGACTTTGATACAGGCAATGTTCGCTACAAGGCTCGTGAGCGTTACAGCTTCGGTGTATCAGACCCATTGGGCATTTATGGCTCACCGGGCGCAGATTAATTCAAGTTAATCTAACACTATTTGATCGGGCGGCTTTTATGCCGCCCTTTCTTTTGTTATAATGTCCTAAACCCTGACAGCCGCACCCTGTGGCTGACACTAGCCAAGACAGGAGTTTCAAATGGCTACTACCACTTTTAATGGAGCAGTGCGCTCCGAAAACGGATTTAAGGTTGTATCTAAGAATGCAACCACTGGTGCTTTTACCGAACAAATCAACTCAACAAGCAGCGGTGTTTTAGAGATACAGAAGGTTGCAACTTCTGGTCGTGACAACATTGTGGCGGCGGGAACAACAGTTGGCGCTAACAACGCCAGCCTAGGCACAGCGGCTACAATCTTTAACATCACACCAAATGCACACGGTTCTGGTATTGCTGACGCAGCAATCAACACATTTGTTACAAAAATCGGCGGGGATATTACAACAACTATACTTATAGATCTTCACGGTGGCCTAGCCTCTGGTGGAACAGCAGACGATGTTATTGGAACAGATGGTGGGGCTGCAAACGCTTATATTGCAGAGCTTACCAGTGCTGTAAACGGTATTCCGTATCTAATAGAGTTTGCTTGTCTTGAGGTTCCAACTGGCGGTGACCCAGACATCAATCTTGTTTGTTCTGCAACAGGAACAGATGCAGAAAATGCTGCTGTGACAAGTGGAACCGTTCTTCTAAATAACGGCGATCTCACACTTGGTTTTTATGCTGAGGCAGATGCTGGATCTACACTAGCGGCTCTGAGCAAGAAGTTCCTATATCTGACATCTGGTGATGCTACAGAAGCAGCCTATACTGCTGGTAAGTTGGTTATTAAAATCCACGGTGCAGCTTTTGACTATGCTAATGGCTAATATTAACAGAGAGGGGGCTACCCCTCTCCTTTCTTAAAGGAGATTGATATGGGCCATTCGGATATTAAATCCATTATGATAACAGCGGATGCAAACGCTGCTGACGATGATTCTGTCCTAGAGGCTGCTCGTCCGAACACGACAGCGACCCTTGATGGGGCAGACACCAGCGGGGGCGTAGCCACATTCACTGGAGCGCAGTTGATTAATGTCACCACCACAGGAACTGGCGACAACGGCAAAACCGTCACGATCACAGGCACTGATGTAAATGGTGATTCTCAGTCAGAAGTAGTAACGCTAACTGGATCTGCAACGGGGCATTCCAGCACAAAGTTTTTTAGAACCGTAACAGCGGCAGAGTTGTCTGCACAACCAGCAGCGAACATAAAAATAGGGCATCTTGCAACAACTGTTAAAGATGTGGTGTTTGCTGGCAGGGCTAGAATCAAAGGTGTTTTGATTGTTAATTCTGCAACCGCAGGAACAATGGACTTTTTGGCTGGCTCCGAAACCGGAACAAGTCTTCTGAAGTTGAGAAGTATAGCTGATGATGAGACATCAAGAGATATAACCGTACCTGAGCATGGAATATTGTTTGATGGCGGTGCTTATCTTTCTTACACATCAGCAACCTTTGCATTTATGACTGTTTTCTATGCCTAGGAAAAAAGAAACACCGATTAAAACATCGGTAAAGTCTGGTAATTTTCGCGCCACTAAAAAGGGCGCGGGAATGACCGCTAAAGGCGTTGCGGCTTACAGACGGGCAAATCCCGGAAGTAAGCTCAAAACAGCCGTCACAGGCAAGGTAAAGCCGGGTAGCAAGGCTGCGAAACGGCGCAAGTCTTTTTGCGCTAGATCAGCAGGTCAAATGAAAAAATTTCCAAAGGCCGCTAAGAATCCAAATAGCAGGCTTAGGCAAGCAAGAAGACGGTGGAAATGTTGATGAAACTTGAGCAGCAACAAGTTCAGGAACTCACTGTAGAGCAGGTTATGGCAGAGCTGGCAAAGCATGAGGCCGAATGCAATCTGCGATATCAGCGCATTGAAGAGCGTCTCGATGACCATAAGGGTCATATGTGCAAGTTAGATCAACGTCTATGGTGGATTGTTGGTCTTGTAATTCTTGCTCCATTCTTACAGAGATTACTGTAATGACAATTAGTAGAGCTTCAATGCAGAAGCAGTTAAAGGGGAATAGGATGCCTAAAAAAATGAAAAAGAAGCCAGTAACCAAGGCGTTTATGGGCCTTCTTACAGCAAAGCCATCTCTTAAATTTATGAAAGACAAGGGGATTATTGGCGGTGGATTGATGGGTCTGGGGCCGATGGCAGCTAAAGCATTAAAAAAGAAGAAAAGGAAAGGGGCCTCGCCTGCGCCAGCAGCAGCAGCCAAGCCTATGGATAAAAAAAATCCTATGGGTGATCCCGGTCAGTTTGCCCCAGCCACACCAATGACAATGAGTCGTGGTGGTAAAGTAAAAATTCAAAAAATACCCCCAGCTCTCGCTTTTGATCTTCGTAAAGAAAAACCAGTTACCGCTGGGCCAAGAGAGGGGGCTATGTCACCACAGGGCATAAGAGGCCCGTATAAGAGAATTCCCTTTTCTAAAATGAACAAGGGTGGCTCTGTTAAGCGTAAACGTCCGATTGATGGAATCGCACAGCGCGGAAGAACAAGGGCAAAGTAATGCGCCGCAGGGATTACGCATCTGAATACAAAAAGTACCAAAGCAAGCCATCTCAGAAAAAGAAAAGGGCTAGTAGAAATGCCGCGAGAAGAAAAATGATGTCTGATGGCAGAGTGTCTAAAGGTGATGGAAAAGATGTGGCCCATAAAAATGGCAACCCAAGGGACAACAGATTATCTAATCTAAAGGTTGTTAGAGCATCTGTTAATAGATCGTTTAGAAGAACAAGAAAGGCAAAAAAGGCCAATGGTAAGTCCTGATGGCGAGGAGAGTGGAAAGTGTACATATCAAGCGGAAACGGATTCGCCGTCCCGGTAAACACAAAAAGAATGTCAACAAGCGAAATAAAGTCAAAACATTCTTTGGTTAAGGAGCATTGCGGCCCCAGATGTCCCAGATGTCAGGGCAGCTTAAAAACAGTTAATGTACATGGTCACGATCAGTGTGTTGTTTGTGGGTCTGTAGTAGATGATTGTTGTCAAGGAGAAGCATTATGCGAAGGTGTCCAACAAAAAAGCCAGTAGCCATGAAACGTGGTGGCAGTGCAACTGTAAAAAACCCAGTAGCTAAAGCTGTAAAAAAAATTAAACCAAGCATAGTAAAGCCAAAGAAAGGTAAGGGGTCTTACAATAGGAAGGCCTCTTCTTTTAGTTCTGGTGGTGCAGCAAAGGTTAGATCTGCTGGTAAGGATTACATGGCTGGTATTAGGAAAAGGACTCCAGCGACTGGTGTAAAGGCAAAGTCAAGACAGCAGGCCATGAAAGAAAAAATACAAAAGGATGCCAATAAGCCTCGTAGGGGGTTTGATTCAACGCCTCGTCAACTTGAAGAGCTGAAGTCAGGTGGAAACGTAAAGAAGAAGGTTGGTAAAGTAGTAAAGGCTCTAAAGAAAGCATCCAAGTCACATGCTGGTCAGGCAAAGACATTGTCTGCTCTTAAATTAAGAGAGGGCGGATCTACAACAAAAAGAAAGCCAAAGGTAAAAATACCAAAGGGGACGAAGGGATTTAAGGGGATCCAGCCCTTAAAGCCGACCGATCTTAGAAAATTCAGTAAATATGGGTCTGGTGGTGATGTTGAGCCAATGAAAAAGGGTGGTAAGACAAAGTCCCGTGTAAATGAGGCAGGGAACTACACAAAGCCTGCGTTGAGAAAAAGGATATTCAATAGAATTAAGGCTGGTGGGAAAGGTGGCGCTCCGGGCCAGTGGTCAGCAAGAAAAGCTCAAATGATGGCACAAGCCTACAAGAAAGCTGGTGGCGGATATCGAAACTAATGAGGAAAAAAAGAGATCCAAAGGTAGGCACTGGTAAAAAACCAAAGGGTTCTGGCCGAAGGTTGTACACAGACGAAAACCCAAAGGACACAGTTGGAATTAAGTTCGCCACACCAGCAGACGCTAGATCAACTGTTGCAAAAGTAAAAAAGATTAAGAAGCCTTACGCTAGGAAGATACAGATACTTACTGTTGGGGAGCAGAGGGCTAAAGTTATGGGAAAGACAGAAGTCGCTAGAATATTCAAGCAGGGCAAGGAAAGCATAAGAAAGTCACAAAAAAGTAAGGCGTAGAAATGATCAGATATATATTATTTTGCGCCGTTGTTAATACCTCGCCAGTTGAAATAGAGACAAAAATAATAAGTATGCATGACAAAATATCTGAGTGTCATGTGGCTAGTACAGTTCACGGTTTTGATAATGAAAAAGATCAATGTTTTTGTTTAGAAATGGTATTAAAATAGATGATCGCAGAGACTCTCGCTGGCATATCCTTATTTAAGGCAGCAGTCGATGGCATTAAAGGCGCTATCGGAACGGCTAATGATGTCTCGGATATAGCAGGTTACATAGATAATTTATTTGAGGGTGAGAAACAGGTACAAAAGCTAAGAAGTAAAAAATCAGGTGTTGGTGGTGTTGCCGATCAATTTGGTGTAAAATCAGTAGCAACCGAGGTTATTAATGCAAAACTTGCTAAAGAGCAGATGCAGGAGATAGCCTCAATGATTGATATGAGGTTTGGTCACGGAACTTGGAAAAGTATAACCGAGGAAAGGGCTAAAAGAATAAGGGAAGCAAAAGAAGCCGCAGCAGCAGCCCGAAAAGAAAAGATAAGAAAGCAGAAAGAACTAGAGGATAATATAAAAACCGCTTTGGGTGTTTTTGTTCTTATTTTAGTGATTGTTGGTCTGTTCTTTTCAT